AACACGCCGGCATCAAAGCCAGTGGTGCGGTCTAATTGCCCAATGTTCCAGTAATTCTCTTTGTAGTTGTAGATTACGTATCGGTCGTTTTCGTTAGACGCTCCTGAAGGGTAGAACCACCACGCCTCACCAAACTGCGAGTTGTTCATGGCAAACACTTTAGACCGCTGTGCGGTGTTGATGTCATTAAACACGTAATCAAGCACGTCACACTGCATTTCCTGCACCGACGAGCCGTTGAACATAAAGAACCCTTTTGACCCCATCCAGAACGCGCCCTCCATGTTAGGGACGCACGCATGACGCGATATTGCACCGCATGATGTGCCTACACGTTCAAACTGAAATACAAGTTGCGGGCCGATATAAGACGCAGTGTGAGCATCGGTCGTAGTTAGGATTAAAGTCTTGCCACGCAATCGATGACCGCTAAGAATCTCGCCGTTTGTGGACAGCTCAAAGTCACCGGCTTCATTAGTCGCCGCGGGAGTCCATGATGTGTTGTCCTCTTTATCACACCACTGAACTTTCCGCGGATTGCCACCTGCCCCCAAAGCGAACAAAAACCGTTCTCCAGTAACAACCAAACTCAAATTAGATGTCGGGGCATTACTAATGACAGCCGCAGGCGTTGCAGCGTTTAGTTGCCACTCATACAACTTGCCGTCGTCTACCGAACACGCTACGAGGTACTCGCCCCAGCTATCCAAAGACCACGTTGTGGCTTCTTGGTAGACACCACTAGAAACACGCTGTGTACCGTAATAACCATTTCCGTAGAAACCACCACCAAAACCAAGATTCAGTGCCGCGTCTTCGTTACCGGCAGTAAATGACGCCGGGGTGATGTCACTGACCACGCCAGACGGGGAAATGGCAAACAACTTGTTATAGGTACCTACGGCGATTTTCGTATCAAATGAATTATCAACCCAGCCCAGAGAACCGCGCGCCGGCTTGTCTAATGTAGCACCGCTCTTTGTGCGCTCTTCCCAACCACCTATAGGCCCAAGAGAACCACTACGCCACCGTACAAGGTTAACGTCTCTCCAGCGTCCAGCGCCCTCTAGATCAGTGCCGTGACGGTAAACGCCGGGCTGAATATCAACTACCTGTAACGCCATTGTTAGTTAGCCTCTGCGCGTAAAGTAATGGATGCGGTGTCTTGCGTCGTACTGGTGGCAACGTCTTGAATTGTAAATGACAAAACCACTTGCGAAACGGTCGTGCTTGAAACCGACCACGTAGCATTGGAGGTTAATGTGACAGTGCCGATGGTGCCCGTAAGGTCTCCGGTGTTGCCTGTGGCGCTTACTATGACCTTGTAACTTGACCCAATCCCAGTGGTTGTTGGGCTATACCAATCGGTATCAGTAAACGTGCCTGAGTTTCCAGATTTTGTAACTGTACCGTTAGTGTTTAAGGTAATCGACGCGGTTGCTGTTCCTGAGCCTTGTATATCCTCGATTGTTCCATCATCGAGTGAAATAGTAACGGCAGACGTGCCATAGAAGTCGGATAGGGTGATCTCGCCCGAGGCAGGCACTCCGGTTGCTGCTGAGTAATACTCAGATATAGCAATAGGATTAGAGCCACCAAACTCCGTTTGGATGTCGTCAAGAGATATTGCACCACTAGACTGTAAAGCCATTAGATCGTACCAAATGCAGTCACATCACCTGTAACGGTTAAATTCCCGGAAGCGTCCAGCTTCATCTTATCGGTGCCGCCGGTAGCAAAAATTAAATTACCAGAGCCATCCTGCCGAACAGTCCAATTAGCGCCGATACCTACATTGCCCGACGCTGATACATCACCAGACGCAGTGACATCTACCGCAGTCACATTGGCAGACGCCGCTACTGTGCCGGTGACACTTACACCGGTATTAGACGTAGTAAGCTTGGGATCGTTTGCACCGCCGCCGTTGTAAAATAATTTAGTCTCACCAGTCGACTCCAGCATTGACGCAAAATTTAAATTCACGCTGTTTCTAAAAACTATGCCAGCCCCATCGGACTTAATAAACAGGTTGCCCGGCCCGCTTTCTTGAATGAACGAATCGCCACTTGCACTGTCATGATAGAGCTTCAGGTCTGCGCCAGCGCCCAGCCTCAATTTAATATCATCAGCAAATGTAACTGCGCCGGTTACAGTGCCACCAGCTAACGGGAGCTTTGCATCAAGTTGAGTTTGTATCGCAGAGGTAACGCCATCGACGTAGTTGATCTCAGCCCCAGTTGCGGTGATTGCCACACCACCAACCTGCCACGAGCCTGCGACGAGATTAGGCTGTATAGCGGTCGTGCCGTCGAGCAAGTCGTCAAGAGTGTCAAAGTTAGCGTTGAGCTTAATGCCCCACGTATCCTCTGATGCGCCGACCTCCGGTTTTGTAAGTGAGTACGTCGTGGTTGTCGTGTCAGCCATTAGCCTAGACCTCTATTTTTCATGACAAGACCTGACCCGCTCATTGTTGCTGAGTCAGATGATAAGTTAAGTTTTTGTACTGCAGCGCCGTATAACTGCGCCCACGTTCCTGCCCGAGCATCTTCTTGAAGGTACGCCGCGGTGTGAATAAGCGACCCGTAGAGGTAAACATCCGGGCTGTGGCTGAGTAGCCAATTGGTCGTGTTTGAGTCCGATAGAGCAGGCACTTTTTGGAAGTACAGCAAATCACCGGTATACGTATCGTCAGGGGTAGGGTAGAACTCAAACTTGTCGGCAATGTGCGCGTAGTATTCAGGCGTGCCCGCAGTGTCTTCGCTGCCCATCCTCTTATCGGCAATAGTCTCTCGGGACGCTAGTTTCAAAGGGTACTTGTTCCCTGCATTAAGGGAAATTGTCTCAAGCCAATCAGCCGGCAAATCTTCAAATTCTGAATCAATCGTAAATGACGTCCGCGACTGCATCTTCCAGTGCCGTAGGTCTCGATTGATCTGCGCTTCGGCTAGTGCAATGAACGTCGGTATAGCAGACGTCAAATCATCCCGGTTCAAGAAATCCGCAATGTTAGTTTTTAGCTCTGCAAAAGTAGATATGCTCACAACCAAACCCTTGATGGTGAATTAGGTGTAACGCCATAGGCTCCATCTAACGCTTCTACAACATCACGCATAGCATCGCCCACGAGCCTTACATTAACGTGCCAACCGTCGACAGCGGCCATCTCTGGATACTCCATGCCTTCTGAGTCAGTCAGGGTTACGCCTGTAGGCTCATGGATAGTGCCCACGACATCGATAGCGTAGTCATGGCTGTGAGTGACTAGGTAGGGATCACCGTCTGCTACCTGCGTCTCTACGCCTTCCTCGTCCACGTTGGTGATGTAGTCCTGCTGATAGAACGCAGAAAGCACAGTACGCATATCTGATTCAGCGGTTAGCTTTAGGTAGAAGTCTGTCTTAATTACTTCTTCGATTACTTCTTCTGTCATGATGTTAGATCCTGTAGTTGTGCGTTAGTCAGACGGCGTGGGTAATATTTGATGGACTTGATGTGGCCGTTAAGAGCTGTCCCTGCTGATGATCTACCAACGTGCAGTGTAGTCACTGTCGGCACTCCAGATGAAGTATCAGATCCCACTAACGAGCCGTCTATATTGCTTGCAAAATCGTTTTCTTTATACGTAACGCCTGCCTTGGTTAATGTGCTTTCCGCAGGATCAGAGTCATCAATGCTGACAGTAGTGGTTCCAGACACAGACACGATCCATTGCGCTTTGTTCTGGTAGTAATACATTCTATTGCTTGATGAGCCATCATCTAGAGCAAAGCCTGCGGCAGATACAGAAGACTCTGTTGTAAAGTGTTGTGACTCGATAACTACACTGCCCTCATCAGCATTAAACCCAAAGTCAGCCACGGGAATAGACGCTACGTCAGCAGAGCGTGTTGCTGTGCTTCCTGTAGTGGATATTGCGCTAGTCATAAAACTTCCAGCCTCTAACTGTCCGTGATAAACATAAACAGCATCGCCAGAGTTTATTATTCGTAACCTACATCGCGGGTTTGCGACACCTGTTGTGCTTAATACGTTTTCAAGTCTTTGCCATTCTGAATTTGCGGTAAACGTGTCTATATCTAAACCGCCATTATCCATCTGCACAGAAACGTCCGAGCCTGTAGCAGATTTAACCCAGATGGATGCGGTATTGATAATATTTATGTCCCCTGCCGCATATTGCAATCTAGCGTCGTCATCTGTAGCAGTAAACAATGTTGCATTTTGGGTTCCGTCTGGTGATATTGCTACGTTTTCTGTAATGGTTGCTCTAGTTAAAGTCCACTGGCTAAATGCATTACTCCACGGAATAAGATTAGTCCTAGACTCCTCCACCAGCAAACCCAGCCTGTTACCGTCTGCATCGTACTCTACACGGGGGACGTTATTGGGATGCTCGAAGAGCGTTAGGGTACCGTCTGGTTGATCGAAGGTGACTTCTTTGACGCTGATGTTGTCGTACTGAGCATCGTGGCCTGCTGTGTTAGCTTGGTTTCCAACTCTAATGTAAACCGTTGTCGTAGTTGCCACAAAAATATGCTCTACGTTTTGATCGGAATAAAGGTTAGATGACGTAATATCATCCGCTCCTAGTGTCGTGCCTAGTCGAAAGTGGCCTGTAGTACCTAAATGATTAAAGTCAAAGTTAAATTTATACAGCTTACCTACTTCTGTTGTTACAGCTTGAGAAGCATAGCCATAGCCAGTTGAATTGTTAGTTACATTAAGCTCGCCAGAAACGACTGATAAAGTTGAATCACCGTAATCCGTCCAGTTACTTGTGTCACTATCAAAAGTCCCATTTGTTACAAGCTCATCCCCATAGCTAACAGGGCGCAACGCATGGCCTCCAGAGGCTCGGGTAAAGGTGATGAGTGATTCATAATTAGAAAATTGCTTAGTGCCCATAGCTAGCCTTCTTAATGTTAAAATGCGTAGACAAGGGTGCGCCAACACCCTCATCTACTAACCTATTTGCCCTATTGAGGAGGACAAAATGGCTACGCATAAAATACCATCCGCTGACTTTCTTCGTAAAATCTTTCACTACAGTCCCGATACTGGTGAGCTTCGATGGAAGCCGCGAACCCCAGATATGTTTGAGCGCATTGAAGGCCCTAGGCACTCTCCAGAATCGAAGTGCCAAATTTTTAACGCTAACTTTGCAGGTAAAGTTGCTGGGGGAGTTGATTCTCATGGCTACGTTACTCTGCATTTCCTCGGCCATTTTTTGAAAGCTCATCGCGTCATATTTACGCTCATGACCGGCCAACAACCAGAAGGCGAAATTGATCACATTAATCACAATCGCTCGGACAACAGGTGGAGCAATCTTCGAGACGTTCCTAAACGACAAAACAGCCTTAATCAAAAGCGACATTGCACTAACAAAACTGGAGTAACAGGCGTCAGCTACGTTAAGAATATATCCAAGTACATTGCGTATATTTATCGCGACAACAAACAGCATCGAATAGGGTACTACGAGTCTATCGCTGAAGCCGCTGAAGCTCGCAGACTTGCTGAAATTGAATATGGATTCCACCCTAATCATGGCCACTCAACTCCAGTCATTGACGATGAAGGAGTTAGTTCCAGCGCCCTCGAACGTCAAACTTAACGAAGGCTCCAAAGAGGGCGATGTGGCTTCTACTAGTCCATCGTCCGTTATATCTCTATCCCAAACCCTAAAGGACGATATGGTTCCGTTGTAGTCATAGGCTAGTTCCAAGTCAGTGCTAGAAAGATCAGGGAGAGCCGTAGGGGTTGTGTTAGCTGTTAGTGCTACACCGTCTACAGCGCCGTTAACAAACGTAGAGCCGTGGCGTTGCGATATGCTGTAAGGAACCAAAACATCAGGGGCTAGTGTGTTAACACCAGAAGTAACTATGTCTGTTGTTCCACCTTCAGACTGCCTAAAATCAAAAGCACCTGTGCCTTGCGTAGTGTCTATCCACGTTCTAATCATGTTTGAGGCGTCAGCAAACCAACTCACTAAATAATGCTGTTGCGTGTCATCCTCATCAGCATATGTCACCCTACCTTCCATGCCGATAGAGACAGACAGGGGGTTAATCTCGCGAACGCTGATGTTGTCTACTGCTCCAGAGCCAGCCGATCCACTCCATTGAACTATTTGTAGTGACGTAGAAGAAGCTTGCGCTACGAAGTATAAGGTAACAGTTTCAGCGTCAGTCGATGAGAAAGTATGAGAGTCAAGAACGGTATATGGGCTACCCGCCAATCTAGCTTGAACCCTAAGTGATCCCGTTATTGATCTTCCAGTAATCGTAACTGCATAAACCTTATTTGCGGTGGTTGATAAAGTATAGAATCCTAAATCGTTATAACCACCGTCACCAGAAACAACAAGCTCTCCATTTGTGACTGATAGCGTTGCATTGCCTTGCGTAGTCCAATCGCTAATGTCTGTGCTTGAAAAATCCCCATTAGTCACCAACTCAGAGCCAATGTACTGCGGCGTAGGCCACGGTAGGTTAGCTGATGGGATAGTGAATGTCTCAGCCGCTCTGCTCACCGTAGAGCCAGACGTTGGGATTAGCGATGAAGGTGTGGATGCTTGTTCGACTTGTCCTCCAAAAACATAAAATTGCTGAGCTGTATCACCTACATAACTAGGTGCTCTGGCGGCGGCAGTATTATTGTTTGTAAATGCAATGATTAAACTTGATGTACTTGCCGCTGTTGTTGTTGCCGTTCCCGTTACTGACAACCTATACCAGCCATTGCCAACATCTTGTATAGATGAGTTTACAACTAATGCTCCTTGCGATCCGATCGTGCCGTTTTCTATATCAAAATTAGCATATACAGCTGATCCAAAGACTGAGCTTGTTCCTAGCAGTTGAACTACTGTCGTTGTGTCTGCTTTAGCAAAAACCGAAAATGTATAATCATTTCCAGAAGTATATGAAACGTCCTGTCTATATATAAAATGCTGTCCAGATGTGCCCGTTGTTTCATTTACTTTGGAGGCATTTTGCGTCCCATCTGGAGAAATTATTTGATTGTCAGTAATTTCAGCCCTAGTCTTGGTGTAATTAACGTCTTTCATTGTGCTCTGAGTCAACAGATTAGTCCTAGCCTCAGACTCAGCCAGTACGCCCTCGTTAGCCCATGCAGAGCCGTTGTAGACGTGGTGGCCTATGCGTGGGAGGTAACGTGCTGTTGCTGGATCTACTGAGGATTCTCGGACAGTTACATTATCTATGTTACACCCTGCATCCACTGCTCTTGCAAACCCAATGCCAAGTCTGTTTGCATTTACGGCTTTCTTCGTGAACGTATAGGAACCATTAGAAGTGAACTGCCCGATTTCATCCATTCCATTAGCAGTTGTAAATCCCACTTTCATAGATGTCCCTGTAAAGCCAGTAACATCAAATGAAACCGTGTAAGTCTTTCCTACAGAAATAGAAAGTTCTTGATAAAGCGGCGCAAAAGTAGATGTTTGAGACATTGTTGCTGTACCGCCAGAGATACTCCAGAAGCCCGTTGTAACCTCATCCCAATTACTGTCAGTGTCGAACGTACCGTTTGTAACTAAGTTAGCCCCAAAAGGCCGTCCCGCTGTAGGGACGTATGAGTCTCCACGATCAGGGTTGTCTACCATGCCGCCTAAGTCAGAGCGGTAGAGGTGTGCGCCCCATGCATAGATTCCTGATGAACCATCGCCAGCAAAAGATGGCAATAAACTTGATGACGAGTTCGACAGCCCAATCAATAGCTGTGTAGCCGCCGCATCAATTTTTACTTGGATTTTATACCAACCATCTCCCACATCTTCGATGCTTGTTGAGGCGGTATTAGAACCAGATTGAGTTATTGTCCCATTTACTAAATCCGCGACACATCCGTATGTAGTGCTTGCTTGAAGGGTAATCCCTGCGTATTGAACACCGTTAGTCTTTAGATAAACAACACCTGTATAAGAAGAGCCAGATGCAGTAATACTTTGCTGTACGTAATGCGTGTTCGTCGTAGCGTCTAATGTTAAGGCCGTAGAATTTGAAGAGCCATCAGGAGCCGTAACACCTACGGAGTCGGTTAATCTAGCATAAGTCCAATCTGAGCTATCAAAAGTTTCAGAGTACGTCAGCAGATTATGCGGTGCCCATTTGATGACAGGCATCTCTCGGACGCTTACGTTGTCGAAGTAAACTGTCCTTGCAGTCGTGCCCGACACGGCCAAGACGATGTAGGTTGTTGTGGCTTCAGCAACGAAAGCAAACGAGACAGTCGCATTGCCGCTACTGTTTTGCTGAGGCTTGCCACCAATGCTTGTTGAGTTACTAGCGGCAACAATGCCCGTTCCAGTGGATACATCACCGACTCTAGCAGTTACCCAGTAAGTCGTGCCGACAACCGTGCTAATCGTTTGATACGCCCGAGCTGTAACACCATCTGAGCCAGTCTCATTAAGAAGAAGCTGGCCGCCTACCCATGAAGCTGTACCGTTAGAAACGCTCCAGTCGTCGATGTTGCTAAGAAAATCACCATTGGTAACAAGCTCAGGCCCATAGCCGTCCGTCATAGTGGCATTGCCAGCTCGTGCGTGGGTTATGGCAGACGATAAAGACGTGTGACCGGGGTAATAGTTCTTAATGAAGTCCGCGGTGAAACCCGGAACCTTGCCGTTAACGCTGTAAATAGAACGCAATTGCTTGGGGCGCTGCACCCCGATTCCGAGTCCGATACTCATATTAAGTCACCAGTGCGTGGATGCCGGTTGCTGTCGTGCCAGTAGACTTGACGCGCTTTACAGAGCAGGTAAGGTAGAAGTTATCAGGTACTACTACAGTGCGCTCATTGCCGTCCTTGTTTAAGAAGACAACAGTGCCGCCGACCTCGATGTAGAGACCGACCGCGATGTTGCCGGTTCCTACGTTGTCAGTCGAGTCGTTGTTAGTGACCTCGATCATGTCGTGAATCAGGCCAAACTCATTCGGCCCTCGGTTGTGAAATGGGTTAGCCATTACATTTTCCTCGTTAGTGAATTACTTTCGTTTTTTAGCCGGCTTCTTAGCTGTCTTAGCTGCTGCTTTAAACGCTTTAGCAGTAGGCGCGCCTTTTTCGCCAGCCTTTCGCATTTTCTCGCCAGAGCCTGCTTTAATCCTTTTACGCTTTGCATGAATGTTGTCATATAAGCCTCTCTTCTTAGCGGGCATAGCCTTTCCCTCGCTTCTTTGCCCGGCACTTACCAGCCGCCTTACATAGCGACGGAGTGGGACAGCCTGCACATGGTTTAAATTTACTTGCCACGCTTCTTGCCCTTTCTCTTACCACAAGCCATTAGCTTCTCCTTGATTTAGCACCAGAGCACTTCCAGCGCTTTCTCGATAGGTTGTTAGGGGTATTGGGATCGTTCTGCTTCTTCTTCGAGAGTCGCTTCTTGATACCTAAAGAGCGCGCGCAGTACGAGTCACCCTTGCTTGTCCCCGGCTTTACCTTGGCGCCCTTCTGGCCGTATGAGACCTTCCTACCGGACGCTGTGGTCTTTACTCGTGCCTTTCCTTTACGTGGTGTAGCCATATTATATCACTCGTACAATAAGCCGCGCGGATACAGAACGTCTAATCGGTTACGCGTAGGATAGCTAAGCACCTGCCCCCCAAGCACCCGATACATTTCCTGCTCTTTGTTTGGTATGTCTTGTGTTAGATAGTACGGTAGCGACAACCGGTCTTCCATTGTCATAGCTTGACGAGCCTCTGTGTTTCTTGCCTCTACCTCTCCCGCAAGTCGCTTATAAGTAGATTCACGACCTTCTTTGCCACCCATTCTTTCGTCTAATAAAAGACCTTTGCGTCGGTCTATTTCGCTAATTGCAGATAGTGCTTGAGTGGTTTCTGGCTTTGAATCAAAACGCTTTAGGCGCGCTTCTGCATTACGCATTTGTCGCTTTATGTCGGCACCCATATCATCGAGTTTTTCTTGGGCGTTTTGATAGATAAATCGGTCATCACCCGTGGTTTGCAATAAGCGAGAAATAATCTTTCCGGCACGTTGCGCGTAATCTAGTGAAGCCTGACCTCTGCGCGGAGGCGGTCCTATCTCGCGCCTGATGTCATCGCTAAATCTATAATAAAACTGGCTGCTGAACAGGTCTCTTGGTCGACTAATATTCTGCATACGATACAGCGTTTCAGCAGGGCGTAATTCGCGTAACTCATCTAGCATTGCATTGCGCTTGTCGAAGATGTCTTGATATCCATAATCTGTCGAGTCCCGGTATTCTAAAAGATTTACTCGCTCGGCCATTTGTTGGGCGCTTTCAGAGTTGCCGCCCCCTGAGAATCCTTCGGTGTTTTGTATTACGTGTTGTAGCTCATGCAGTAATGTATTTCGTGCTTTTTCAGGTGTGTCCGTAAATATGGGGTTTAAAGTAAGCTCGCCTGTTTTTGGATCGAAATATCCGCCAGCGCCGAGAAGTAACCCGGGGTCAGTCTGCGCCATATTGTTAACAGGGATGTCTGCTAGCTCGGGATAATTTTCATATAACTGAGGATGGTCAAGTATGCTACCGACAGTGGTCTGTATCGGCGCATCATCGCCTAATGGCGAGTCTCCGAACGGCAGTTTAGCCACTGCTTCGCGATCTGAAATTTCAGACCTTAATAGTCCGTCAGACCCCCTAAATATACCTGTCTCTGCCAAGATTTCTTTCGGACGCTTTCCTGCGGCCTCCATCTCTTGTTGGCGCCCCATCTGCTCAAAGTCAAAGCTTGCCGCTCTTGGCCCTATAAACATTCCCTTTGCGGCGCCAGCTAAAATGTCGCCACCTAACGGAATAAGCCCTAATAAACCTAGCCCTCCAAGTAAGGCGGCCTCGCCATAATTACCCTGACTAAAAGCATCACGAGCCTCGGCAAAGCCTTTTGCGTCACCGACTACAGGAGTAAAGTCAGCTACGTTAGACAAGTTAGACGCCATTTGATTGGCTCTGTAATCAGACTCTGTCGCCCCAATATCTTTCAAAAACTGAGCTACGTTCTGTACGGCGGTCTCAACCATGCCCGGCTCATATGGCTCTAACTGCGGAAGGCTTGCTAGGAACTCTGGGGTCTTAGCCTCTGCCTCTTCTGGCGACATAGCCGCGGCAGCTAATAGTCCAGCACCCGCAACAGGAATAGCACGCTCACCAAGGATGTTAGAGCCTTTGTACTCAGGGTCGAATGCGGCGAACAGTGAGCGGACATTACGAGGGTCAAAAGTTACTCTTTCGCCAGTTAGCAAGCCTCTGCCTCCTGCCTGACGACCTGCATAACCCGCTTCTTGTAGTGTTTCATTGAGTATGCGCTGACCTTCTTTCCCGCTAATTTCAGGCCGCATAGCGAAAGCATCTGCGTTGTCTATGTAATTACCGCGCGTTAATAACGGCATTACGTTGCCGCCCTCTGCGTATGGGCTTGGATAACCCGAAAAAGTATTGGCAGTTGATTGGCTAGGCGTCGTGTATACACCCGGCCCCATTTTCCCGCTTGCGCTCGGAATAAAGCTAATAATGTCTGCTTCTGTGCCGTGATACTGCACGTCGGTAGGATCGAAGCCCATAGCCTCAGCTCGTTGCATACGAGAGGCTGTGTCCATAGGAAGGTCACCAGAAGCAATACGCTCGGCAACCTGCTCGGGGTAACCGGTAGCGATCAGTTCATCAAGAATACCGCGTAAGCGTGCGCCTATTGCCATGAAGCCTCCAGTGTGAAGCTCCCAATTATATCAGACAATGCCCTTTAGGTTGCGCCGTATAGGCTCGCCCCAGTCTGAGGTCTTCCTGTACCCGATGGCAAGGTATCTGAATGCGTCCGCGCAGTGTGATGTCCAGTCGTGTAACGGCCTCTCAGCCCAGACCTGCATGGTCTCGTTGTACTGCCGCCGATACTGTCTCAGGCAGTCGATGCCCTTCTCGCACTTGTCCTTGTCGAAGTAACAAAGATCGAGCATAGACCTTACCGCTTGGATGCCGTCGTCTACGTTTAACTGAGGCGCAATCTGCACCGGGGTCACCCGAAGGTTATCCAGCACCTCTAGTCTTGACCGGCCACTGCCCAGCTCTCGTACCCGAACGTCATGAGGCAGGATGTGCTGCTCGTAGATGTAGCCCTTCTCTTGTAACACCCGGGCGTAGTGGTCTAACCCGACCCCGGCGTTCTCGTAGTAATCGATCAACCGAACCTCTGG